ACCCAAGGCCAGTGTCGCTCAGACAGTTTACTGCTTTCATCATCATCTTCTTTTAACTCCTCTCTATTGTATTTAAAGATAGCATCAAAGTTACTGTTGTATTTCTTTGCGTCTACCTTCCGTTGTCTATCACCTTTACCGCCATGTGTTGAATCACCCATTTTAATCCTCCGGCAGAAATACCTGACCAAAAGTTATGACACAAAAGGGTAGGCAGATAACCGTACCCTCAAATTGTGCCGCCTCGTATGTATCAGAATCATTTAACACAACCCATACTGCACGAGTATCTGTGAACTCTAAGTCAAAACCCACGCCATTACGCAGGTTAAAACTTAAATTATATTTACCAAAAGTTTTTGTCATACTATGCCGCCTTCATAAAGTTATTGTATCTAACAGCCTCACGAACTACCTGCTGTCTGTCGTTATTAATTGATGCAATGTTTACTCTGCTTGAAGGCCGTGAAGCATCAGCATGAGTTGACCAATCAGTCATGGCATTGTACACCCCCCAGTAGTTTTTTCCAAGGCGTTTAGAATATACACTGGAGTATACATTCCACATGTATTCTAAACTTGTGTTACGTCTAGCCATATCAGCCATAACATATTCAGGAACAGAGTTGCCCTCTGCAAGAAGCTTTAAAGCTGAAGTACATTTAAGTGCAGTAGCAAAGAAACTAAAGGCCGCATAATCACTGCACTCTGTACCGTGCCACTGTTGCCACAGTTCACGCTCAGTGTTAAAGGTCTGCAAACATTTAGTAACTACCCTGCCACCTAACTCAATATCTAAAGACTGAGTGTGTTTAGATTTATACACTGCAACCTCACCACTCACAAAGACTTGAAGATTAGTACAAGCAAACTGAGTTGCGGCGGCACTAATCATGTACGGCCAAGTCCCATCGAAAGATGATATAGATAGTAGGCTCAAAGATGCACTGTCACCATCACTGGTTTTGTATGTATGCTCTGGCAACTTGTATTGAACAAAAGTTCTTGCTCCATTGTGAGATGTCCTGATTGTCTCTTGCATGTTATCGGTACATAAGTCAGAACGCTCAATGATGTTACGAGTAACGTCTATCATGTGTTTAGGTGCTACTGCCTTGTAGCCTTGACCATGAATACCTAGCTCTTCACATGTATCAGTACGGTAGATAACATTCTTGGAACTAGGAAACCCAGTGCCGTCAGCATAATAAACCAACGGTGCAGTTCCTATATTAAAATCAGCTTGACCATAACCTCCATTGCGGATTGTTGTAAGGGCTGAATTGTTTGTAAACATCGGTGTAATATTATTCATTGTATTTCTCCAGTAAAATAAGTATAAGTTTTAGTTGACAACAATTTTGAAACTGTTAAAATCTATAAAGTTCTTCTAAGATAACTATTAAATATATTTATTAGTATTCTTATACAAACTATAAAGAATGTATACAAACTTTAAAGTACTATAAAACTTTAAAGTAAAAAAAAGTAAGATCATTCTTCCTTTGTAAAAATCTGATAGTGAGTATCCACTACCTGTAAATCATACTGCTTAAAATAGTTCTTGGCCTTAGCATATTTCAGTGCGTCCTCTTCATTAGATGCCGCAACATCTATAAAGTATCCAGTTACTTGAGATACCATAACCTTATACTTCTGAATAGGTTGCTCTAAATCTATTTGGCTTTTAAGTTTAGGCGGTCTATTACTCATACATCCTCCTCAATTATATTAAGAAGCTCAACTCGTAGTTTATTGAGCAAACGATGATCGTTACTCATAACTACTGCGCCCCTTTCACTTAGTTCAACAGCGTTTAAATCATCAAGGGTCTGCTCTAAAGCAATGTTTACAAGCTGTAACAAAATGTCAGGCCGACTAATAGTTTTAGTTGGCGCACACCACCCTATCATTTGATCATTACCCTTAGTTAAATCATTCATAAAGTCTTTAAAATATTCTTTTTTCATTTGTTCATTACCTCCATAGTAAGTGCTAACTGTTCCTGTATGGTACGCAGTCTCCGATAGTCACGGCTTAAAACAATGCGCGCTCTCTCGCTCAGCCCCTCTTCATCGAGGTCAGCCATTAAGCTGTCGCGCATCTCTTCAAGTATAGCTATTAGAACTTCGAAGTTTTCTTCTGTAAGTACTGTTGAATCTTCTGTAAGTGTAATCATCTTATCTCTCCACTGTTATTTTAAAGTCTGTCGCGTCTATCTCAGCCCTGACAGCATCCATTACTTTAGTTTCTAAAGCATCGTCAATCATAACTTCTACTGAGTATGAATCTGGTAGGTCTAAGTCAGACAGTGCAGACTCAACCTTATCATCAACATCACAGTTATCAACCTTTTCATCCATGCTACATTCAAGATCATCGAGTCTACTATCAACATCGTCTAGCCTTGAGGTGTCAGACTCATCAATCCACAGGGCTACCCTACGTTCAAGCTCTTCGATTATATTAGCATCACGGATATGAATCTTCTCCATCTCTTTAAACTTAGCATCCAAGTCTTGTATATCAACGGTTGCAGAGTGAGACAGTCTATCAGCCCTATCTAGAGCAATGTTGTTAGTAATTCTATCATCAATCCACGCTTCTACTGCTTCAATTAAAGTCTTCATTTTGTTTCTCCAGTTAAATAACTATAGTGAACTTCGCTAACATGATTACCGTCTTGCCATTTAACAGACTTGGTGGCTAAAAAAGAACACCAACTGTTCCATAGATTTTCAGTGCCGTAATCGTGACACATCAATATATAATCTAAAGTCTTTTTAGCATTAGCCGCTCTCCCTTTGTTTGTCTTAGGGTTTTTAGAAAGCGACAATGACTTAACATCTAAACCGTACATCTTAATATTATGAACATCCATACAACCAACTAATCCGGCTGTAAGCTGACAAGCAAATCCTGCTTTTGGTAATCCCAAGCCGTCAACACGAAGAAAGATTTTCATAAGTGACTCAGCTTTAACGCTGTCAATCTGTTTAGAATTAATAACCGCCATAACTTGAGCATAAATTTTATGCTTGTTGGCTTCTAAATACTGAAAGGTTTTAATCTTGTTGCCCCACAAGAACTTAGATTTAATGCCATGTAACCTGACATCAAGTAACTGAGCGCCAACACCTAACCAGTTTTGTTGGATACTAAGAACAACCATTAGAATAACGTAAGCCATATTATCCGCTGAACGCTGTGAATATTGCTGACATTTTACCGCATGATTTTTATACATAAAACACCTCGTTTGTTTATAACGTAATAAGTTTAAGTGCCTTCAAAGCCGCTTCATAGCTCTTAAACAACGGACTGCCATAGTCATCTTGACCTACGTAATAGCTATTGCTTAAAGGTTCAAAGGGTTTCCAAGCCTCCTTGCTAATATTATCTATATGATACATTGGCACAGTTTTTCCTCTATCATATACATTTACTAAAACAATTGATTTATTCATAGCTCTCCGATTACTGTATATGAGGGGTTAGATTTCATTTCATTAACTAATTTAGCGTCAACGATTATTGCGAAAGGTACGGAGCCGTCTTGATCGGCCATATCATATGTATATGCGATACTGGTTCCGTCAAGTTTGGTTTTAAGCCACCAAAATATTCTTTCTTTTTTCATTATATTTCTCTCCATTCTAAGTTGCAAACACTAGGAAAATACTCTCTGTTGTGCTTGTTAGCTATATCACTGACCCAAATTCTTCCAGTGCTACTTGGTTTATGTGGTGCAATACCACCTCTAATTATAAAAGGTTGTCCGTCTCTATCGTGAATAAGTTCTAACGGGTAAATACCACGACCGCTAAACTGATCTACTAACTTATACCCTTTCTTAGTGATTTTACTCATCTCTATACCCTTTAAAGTTGTCTTCTTTTAGATCCAGTATCATTTTCTTTAACTCTTCGGCTCTTATAAGAGCTTGGCCATATCTACCGTCTTCCATATCTATAGCTATAGAGTCTAAATACCAATCAGCCCATTTAACAGTGTTTCTACGTTCAACAATTTTACCGTACTCTATATCTTTACTCATATCAGCACTCCAATTAAAATTAGTAGTCCGTTTTGGCACGGTGGACTGAGCCGCTACTTAGGATGGGGACACCCTTGCCTTATAATTTCCGTGTTATTAAAGTGAATCTCTCTGTCTGGACGGCCATTCTGGGACATTGCCGGAGGTCGGTCAATTTCTTTGGGTGACTCGACTGAGGATTCTGGTCACTGAATCGCTGTAGCCCAGTGGTGGCGTGGGTTTCAGCCGATCAACTTTTTTTCACCTAGACCTCTGCTTTACTAATAGAGATAACGGTATAAGGACTTTGACTCTCGTTTAAGAACAGAAAATTCTTTATAAGGACTTTGACTCTCGTTTATGGACAAAAAAATCCTTATAAGAAAAAAAACTGCAGTAAAACTGTTAGAAAATTACATATATAAATAAAAGCGCGGCCCCTATAACTGCAGACATTAAAAGGGCGGTTTATAGGTCGGAGTATCTATAACAGTCTAGGGTGGTTTACAGGAATGCGATTATAGGGGCTTTTAATGTCTTGTAAGGGCTTTAAACATATCAACCTATACCGACCTACATGGTACAAACTAAACTGGCTTAAACGGGCTTGAATAAACTAGGGACGAAAAAAAACCCCATGCGATTGCATAGGGCTTTTTAGTGGGTGGCAGTGAGTTAAGATTGCATGGCGTAAATCATTAGATCAGCAATCCGTATAAGAGTGACCGAGAGTATCAAGGCCAAACAAATTATAGTTGCATTTCGTATCAAGTAATTAGTATTCCACACGTTATTTTACTCCTATGATTAAATCATTTTTTAAGGTTACTACTGCGAAAAATTCGCGACCGCGTCCCGTAATATGCGGTCTATTCGCACCCGTTAATTGACCGTTTGAAACGTATTCGTTACCAAACATGCTCGTTTCAATAAAGCGCAGGGGCTTACCGATATTCGCTTTTAAGTCTTTTTTGCTTATGTAATTAAATACAATCATTATTTCGCTCCTTTTGCTAGGGCCATTAGTTCAGCCATTTGCGCCCGCATATCAGCCATCTCTGATTTTAACTCCGCATTCTCAGTTACAAGCGTCACCTCTTTTTTGCTAGGCGTTTTAACCTTTTTGGCCGGTAGCTCTAATGCCAGTTTATCAATAGAACCGACAACCTTTTTAGGCATCTTGTAAGCATTCGCATATACCTGAACATTACCATGCGTTAAAGCTTTGTCGCTGTCCTTTGGGTGAGTCTTTTTAAGCCATGCATATATAACTGTACTTGAGATGTCATTGCCCGTGACGGATTTATAAGCTTCGCCAACCTTGTAAGCACACAAGTTAAATTGCTTATACGATGCCACGCGGTTTTGATCGATTGTTGAATAGTCAAAATTTTTCATAATGTATATACCTTATTAAGAGTTTAAGTTTAAGTAAATCAGCAAGATTATTCTCGCTGATGCGTCATTCTAAACATAGGTAGATAATTATTGCTTGGGATGCGGTGACCATAAAACGTGATCTAGTCACGGTGGAGGTTATGTAGAGGTTAATCTATAGGTTATTGATCTGGTTAGTTTAAGAGACTTTAGAGTTATTACTTTAAAAGCTTATAAGTCTCTGCAGACAATGGAAACCAGAACCCTTTAAAAGCTTATAAGACTTTGGAGACTTTAAAGGTCTTTGTCTTGATTTGGCTTATCTATAGAGGGCTTTGAAGAGGCGGGGCAGGTCGCCATACCCACTCCCCCCCCTATATACACAATGTTATACATTTTTGAAAGGCTCTGGAGTGTATACCAGTTAGCGCGGAAGCTTCAAAGACTTTAAAGGAGAGAGCTAAAGAGACGTATACACACGTATACAAACATCTAAATCGGGGAAGGAGATACACAAGAAGGATATGCCTAACAGGACTATATAACCCTGCGGCCTTAATATCCATTATACTGTGATATAAGCATTTTGTCAAGAAGTATTTTACATTTATTATACCGTTTTGGAATAAAAGACTTGACAAACCTTTAATATCGCAGTATACTAGAGCTTATGACAAATAAAAAAGAATTGACAACCAAGCAAGAAGCATTTCTTAACCACTTAACACAAGTAGGGGGTGATCCGCAAAAAGCAGCAGAACTCGCAGGGTATGCAGATAATAGTTATCCATCGGTTGTCAAATCGTTAAAGACAGAGATCTTGGATCTAGCTACAAACATCTTAGCCCAATCTGCACCGAAAGCCGCTATGAAGCTCGTAGCCATTATGGATAGTGCCGAGCCTATACCACAAGCTAACATGCGTATACAGGCCGCACAAACCATCTTAGATCGTGTAGGTTTAGGGAAGACAGATCGTTTAGACATCACGGTCAACACATCAGGTGGTTTATTTATACTTCCCGCAAAGCAAGAAACAGTTATAGAAGGTAAGTATGAGGAGGTCTAGTAGTACTATTCCTTTTGGTTATAAGCTAGATGAGGATAACGTAGAGTTATTAACTCGTATACCCGACCAACTAGAAGCACTAGATAAGATTGTAACAATGATTAAAGATCGTACACTAAGCCTACGAGAAGGCTCTCTGTATTTGGAACATCAAACAGGGCGTTCTCTTTCTCACATGGGCTTAAAGAAAATAGCAGACAAACATGACTGATTGGGATACAAACCCAGATAATTATCTAAAGGACGAAGACGGAGAGTTTATACTCAAAGTTGATGGGACTCCGCGTAAGAAATCTGGAAGAGCAAAAGGATCTAAAGGCCGTGGTTATAATTACCATTCTAAGACTAAAGCAACAATGGACGCTAAAAAGGCAGTCCGAGAAAAACAAAAGAAGCTTAAAGTAGCACAGGCCAAAGTAGAAGGTTATAAGAAGTCGATTAAAACAACTAAAAAGACTTTAAACAAACTGGACGGTACAGCTACTTCAAACGTACTAGAGATAGAAGAACTAAACAACGTACCAAATGCTTTAGCTGAAGAAGCGCAAGAAGAAATTATCTTCAAGGCCAACGAAGGCCCACAAGAAGACTTCCTCGCCGCAGGAGAAACAGACGTTCTATATGGTGGAGCGGCAGGAGGCGGTAAATCCTACGCTATGTTAGTAGATCCATTACGATACGCCCACAGATCCGCTCACAGGGGTCTAATCATAAGACGCTCTATGCCAGAACTTAGAGAGCTTATAGACAAAAGTAGAGAGTTGTACCCGAAAGCATTTCCGGGATGTAAGTATAAGGAAGTAGAGAAACTTTGGAACTTCCCAAGTGGTGCAAAGATAGAGTTTGGATTCTTGGAGCGTGATGCAGACGTATACCGCTACCAAGGACAAGCCTATAGTTGGATAGGGTTTGATGAAATTACTCATCTTCCCACAGAGTTTGCTTGGAACTACTTAGCATCTCGACTTCGTACAACTGATAGCGAGATAACGCCTTATATGCGTTGTACAGCGAATCCGGGCGGTGCGGGTGCTACATGGGTAAAGAAGAGGTACATTGATCCTGCTATACCCTGTGAGTCTTTTGAAGGGGCTGACGGATTAACACGGAAGTTTATACCTGCTAGGCTACAAGACAACCCTTTCTTAGCCCATGATGGTAGATACGAAAAAATGTTACAAGCTCTGCCGCCCACGCAGAGACAACAACTGTTAGACGGTAATTGGGATGTTTCGGAAGGTGCGGCGTTTACAGAGTTTGTACCCCAAGTACATGTAATTACACCTTTTGATATTCCAGTACATTGGGAACGAGTCAAAGGAATCGACTACGGTTACGCATCAGAAAGTGCTTGTATATGGGGTGCAGTTGATCCCAGTGATGGCACTCTAATCATATACAGAGAGCTATATCAAAAAGGATTATTAGGCACAGAGCTTGCAGAAACTATAACTAATATGGAAATGCAAGATCCTTTTTCAGTTCAAGGAGTTTTAGATACAGCTTGTTGGTCAAGAACTGGAACAACAGGCCCAACAATCGGTGAGACACTGTTACGAGCAGGACACAAATTGCGAAGAGCAGATAAAAACCGAATACAAGGTAAAATACAAATCCACGAATACTTAAAGATCACGCAAAGCGGTAGGCCACGAATACAATTATTTAATACATGCCCCAACCTGATACGCGAACTACAAAGTATTCCTCTGGATAAACGCAACCCAGAAGACGTAGATACTAACGCACCGGATCACGCATACGATGCACTACGTTATCTGATTATGTCACGACCACGCATCAATGACACGATAAGTCAAATGAGACAGTTTCATAGAGAAAGACTATATCGACCTATAGACTCAACATTTGGTTATTGAATAAACTAAAATAAAAGGAATGTAATTATGGCACAAGTAAATATTCGTAAAGACGTAAATGACGCATCAAACGCAATTGATGTACGTAGATTAGCCGCTCGTGTAGATACAACTAATCCAGATCAAGAAGTAACCACTACTAATGAAGTAAAAGTAACGACAGGCACTATTGCAGTTACAGATGACACAAACACTATTGTTACGGTTGCTCAACCCGCAGGAACAGTCCTAACTAACTTGATCGCTTATCCTCAAGGTAACCTCGTTACTGCTGGTTCAAGTGGTAATGACTTAGACATCTTTATTGGTACTGCTTCAGCAGGAGCGCAGTTACTTGCCGCTACAGCCGTTCTAGATGATGGTGGAGCCGCTGTAACTTGGACAGCTAACGTA